CCATTAACAATCTCATCGATGCGAGCGCTAATTTCGTCATAAACTTCACGAAGTGCTTTACGCTCTTCAGGAGTTACAGCCTCATTAAGATCAGCTTCATCAATAGCGTTTTGAATTTCCTTACGCTGTGCAATAAGTTCTTTAAGAGCTTCTCTAGCAAAGTCTTGCTCTACAGGGTTTTCTGGGTCAATTGGATCTTCTGCCTTATCTGAAGGAGGTGTATCTTCTTCAGAGATAGGAGTTGTACCTTCTGTTCCAGGAATAATCTCTTCTGCAGGTGCAACATCAGGCGATGATGGTGCTTCTGGGGTTGGTTCTGGAGTTGGTTCAGCATCTGGAGCATCAAGATCCAAATGCATATCTTCTTTCATGTCTTCTCTTGGAATAATATCCAAGTTAAAGTCATCACGAAGCTTCTTTAAAAGTTTCTTTAGCTCTGGTCCATCAATCTTTGCACGCCATGCATAAATATTTCTAGACTCTCCATTAATACTTACTTTCTCAACCCACTCAAAGCCATTAGCTTCAAGAAGATCGATAATATCTTTGTTACGGAATGCACGACCCTTACCATCCTTAAGAAGAGCCATCTCTCCATCTGGACCCTTGTAGCGCTTGTACTTAACTTCTGGCTTAGGTCCATCTGGTGGTGTTGGTGCGGCAGCTGGTGCTTCTTCTGCTACCGCTGGTGTACTAGGAATTTCTTCCTCTGTACTCTTTGGCTCAGAACCCTTTTTATTAAGAAGGTTTTTCTTGTGATAATCGAATGCTTCTTTTGGAGAATTAAACTCTACTGATTGATCAAGCTTCTCGCCAAGAAGGAACCAGTACTTAGCTCCTGGCTTATCAACGAGGTCAAGGATAGTTCCATCTTCATGTTTTGCCATAGTTGGATCTTCTTGATCCTTTGTCCAACCCTTTGGCATAATGTTAGGAAGTCTGTCAGGGATAGAAGACTTATCTTTAGTAATTTCTGGTCCCGGAACATCTGTAGTTTCTGGTGCTGGCTCTTCTCCTTCAGGAACTTCTGGAGCTGCTGGAGCTTCTGCAACAGGAGTTTCTTTTGGAGTTAGCTTTGCAATCTCATCTGCAATAGATTGACGAACAGAATTAATAGCATCTGTTTCCATCTTATCTGTCTTAAGATCTCCAAGAGCATCTTCCAGCATCTTGTCTGCATCTTTAAGTGCATTAATTTTGCCTTTATCTGTTGCAAGCTTTTGATGAGATGCACGAAGAGACCAACCTGGCTCATTAAGAATCTTTAAAGCGTATTCGACCTTACCTGAAGGTCCACCTTCGTAATCACTCATATCTATGGCATCTACTTCATCGCCATAGTCTTCCCCTGTAATCTCTTTAATGCTATCGCTATTCTCTTGATATTCACGATAAAGCGGGCTATCAATATCTGTTAGCTGACCGAGACCCTCAAGACGGCTGAAGTCTTCATTACCCTTAAGAAGATCTGCAAAAGGACCTGCATCATCAACCCAGTCTTCTGGCTTAAATGGATCATCAAGTGTTAAAGGATCTTGTCCTGCAATAGAAGGCTTTTCTTCTGGAAGCTCAGCAATTGGCTTTTCATTTTTCTTCTCAGCATCTCGCTTCTTTTTAGCATCACGCCATTTTTTATCTTCACGCTTTTTATCTGCTTTAGCTTCTCCAGCAAGATCGAGAGTTCCATCAGCAATTTGTTGCAAAATCTGATCTGTATCACGCCCACGAAGCTTTAGTGCATCACGAATTGCTTCTGATGAAACTAGTTCTGGTACTAATTCGTTGTTCTCATCTAGTGAAAGGAATGTTCCATAACCTGCCTCATCACCTGTTCCATCAACACCTGCTTGCAACTGCTCAATAAGATCTGCGTCCCCCATATTTGAAGATGCAATATCGATTGCTGCTTCTAGTCCAGAGTATTCTCCGTCACCTTTTTGTACATTGTCTAGAGAAGGAGGAGTCATACCTTCTGGATATTGAATATCTTTATTCTTTGAAAGATAAGGAGTGAAGTCACGACTTTTACGGAAAGCATCTTTCTCTTCATCTGTAAGTCCATCAATGAGTGGCATACGGCTAAGAGCTCGTTCCCAATCAAAGTCATCATCGTAAGTTCCTGATTCTGGAGCTAAGTCAAGATCAGACTCTGGAAGAGATGCAATCTCTTCTTCAGATACTGGCTCTTCTGGAGATTTAACTACTTCATCAAAAGTTTCACTAAGCTTCTTAGGCTTATCTTTTCCTATATTTGCCTTTTCATTATTTGACTCGTTAAGGCGTGACATATTCTCGTCAAAACCAGAAATCATGTCGTAGGTTTGTGCAAGTACTGCTTCAGGATCTTCGCCCTGTTCTTTAAGCGCACTAAGGATTGCTTCTACAGGAACTTCAAATTCATCCCCGTTTTCATCTTCAAGTCTTCCAAGACCTGTTGCTTGGCCACCCTCTGGAGTAAGTCCATCTTCCAAAGCAGACATAAGCTCATCTGTTTGATAAACTGCTGCAAGAGTTGAAGGGTCATCTTGTGAACCTTCTGGAATGTAATCGTAGTTAGGGTCTAACTCGATAGAACCTTCTGGAACTTCATATTTAAATCCATCAGGGGTCTTTGTTTTAGATTCTTTTTCTGGAGACTCTTCTTGCTGAGTTTTCTTTCTTGAAGGTTTTCCTTTTACAGAATCGATTAAAGGAGTTGTTTGATCTTCTGTTGGTGCGTCAAACTTATCGTGTGGACGATTTTCTGTGTCATCAAGAATTGGTTCATCTCTAACTACATCTTTAAGTGCATCGTTCCATGTTTGTGTAAAAGCAAAAGGTGTCCCATTGCGGCGAGATACTGCTAAGACTTTACTATTCTCATCCCAAAGCTTTCCATTTTCCCCAAGCTTCTTTTGAATAGGGTCTTCTAGATCACGTTCTCTACGACGAGCAATTGATTTATCAATAAGGTCACGGCTGTCCTTAGATGGTGCATCAAATACAACTACATCGTATGCATCGTCTGTGTACTTCTTGCCGGGTCCTGAATAACTCTTATCTTCGTGGAATCCACTTGGGATATCCATATATGTAAGATCTGCTTCGCTAATAACTGGGGCATTTGAATCTAATGATGTTGGGCTAGCTGGAACAAAACCATCTTGCTTTGCTCGTGGATCTTCAATATATGCATCTGGTTGCTCTGCTTGAGAGATTGGCATTGCAACAATTCTTCCATTTGAAAGCTCGACATCTGCAAGCTCTGGGCTATAAAGGTTCTGGCCAACAATTCTACCTGTAAGACTTGCCTTACTTCCATCACGACGAGCAATAAGAAGTTTCATTGCTCCAAACATTTCAGCAAATCGTCCTAGACGATCACGGCGCTGTAAGTTTGCACGAGCAGAACGAGCAGCTCGAGAGTTTCCATCTCCATAAGCTGCAACCATAGCTTCTACTGGAACTAAACCTTGACCTAGATTTTCAAGACGAGTAATTGAGTAAGTGTGTTCTGGTGAATCAACAGGTGCACTCATTGCAGAAGCAACAAGAGCTCTAGCTGTTTCATCTGTAAAGTTAGGATCATCTAATACCCAAGTCTTATATGCATCACGAATTGCTGAAGCAGTCATTGCATGTGCACGAGTAGAACGTGGGTGTGAGATAGGTAAAAGATCGGTATTAAAAGCTGTAAGTCCATTTACCTTATTGTATTTAGCAAGAGAGATATAGTCTGAAAGCTCACTTAAAGCGTGATGCTTACGAATAGAGAATGGAAGACCCTCTGTTTTATAAAGAGAGCGTGAAATAACTTTAAATGCAGAGCGACGATTTACTCTACGAGTAGTTGTTGAAAACTCATTAGCTTTTTCAATGATTGAGAGTGCTTCAGAACGAATAATCCGAGCCTGATCTTTGGTGCTGTTTACTCTAGCTGAGTACTTATAGACCTTTGACTCTATCTTCTTTTGCTTATTCTTTTTCTTTTTAGCAATAGCAATAGCTGCTTGCTTACTAGCATTTCTTTTTACATTAGCCACTAGTAGTCCTCATCCCTAGGAAGTAGATCTGCATCTACGCTTTTTCTTCCAAAAGAAGCAAGTAGAGATGCTCTAACAAATGGATTTTCTCCATTGCGTACACCACGAAGCCATGATGCACGAATAGAGTGCTCTGCTTCATAGCCAAATCCTGAAAACTCGGTAAGAGCTAAGATTGCTTGCTCTGGAGAGTCATAATCTGTTTCTTGACCAAGCTTGATTGAAAGCTCTCTATCAATTGTGTATTCGTGTTCAATGTCTTCTATAAGTTCTGGAGTAGCCATCTTGTAGTTTTGCTTCTCTCCTTCTAGAACTCCAACATCTACTACGCCATCAGGAATTACTGCAAAACGACAACGACCTTCTTCTTCAACAGGCATAGCAAGAATCTGACACTGACCTTCACCTGCATAAAGAACGCAGTTGCGGCAATTAACTCCAATTTGATTAACATTATTTTCTGCAGCAGGAACATATCCAGCCCAGATACCTGTTTCATCTTCATTAAACTTTCCATACTTAGTTGCAATCTCAAGGAGTGCGCCAGCTAGATCTGCTTCTTCTGGAACTAAAGCTGCAGACGCCTTAAGACTCTTTGATTTCTTTGAAGATTTAGGGTGTGCTGAAGGTAGCAAGTCATTGTCTGACTTGTATGTAGAGTGTGTAGGCTTTCCAGACTTAAGTAGCTTAAGAAAAGCATTTACTCTAGCCATAGCCCACTGGTTGCGGGTCATACCTGGACGATGTGATACTGAGTATGCGCCAGCCCCACGGCGATAAACTGCCTTAAGCATTGCAAGAGTTGCTTTACGACCCTTAGTTGCTTTTTTATTATGCTCTTCTACCTTTGCAGATAGAGAGTTTTCTGTTGATTTACTAAAGTTAACTTTCTTTTCGCCAGAAGCAGAACCTTTAGAGTTCTTTTTTGAACCTCTAACTTGATCCTTTTTTGGAGCAGGTTTAGATCCTGCAGCAGAGACAATACTCTCTACTACAGGGTCGAGGTTTGGCGTAGAAGACATTTGTTAGATCTGACCCATGAATGCTGTGAGCTGCCACTTCCACTTGCCATGCATATCAATACGCTCTGCAAGGAAGTTAGCAACACCCTGCTCATTAGAATCATTAGCGCAAGTAAATGCCTTGTTGAGGCAATCAATTAAAATTTGATTTGCAACAAGAAGATCTTGAACCATTGCAGCAGAATCTCCACCGATCTCTACATCTTGAATAGATGTAAGTGAATCAAAATCTGCAAGACGATACGGTGCAGGAGATCCAAGCTTTCTCATGTTCTCTGCAAGTGGATCAATTGCTGAGTAAACATCTTCATAGATTTCAGCAAAGAAGTCGTGGAACTCAGCAAAGTCTGAGCCAACTACATTCCAATGATGTCCATGTGCTTTAAAGTACATGACAACAGTGTTACCTAGCGTTTCAGCTAAGCGAGATACTAGTTCTGGTTTTTCTATAGCCATTTATGCCTCCTGTGTTGGTGCTGCTTCTGTTGGTGCTTGTTCAGCAGATGCTTGACCTTCACTAGCTGACTTGAGCGCTTGCTCTACAGCTGGATCTAGTGGAGCAACAGATGCTGCTTGTTGTGCAGAACGAACTGCGTTCATAACATCAGGAGCAACAGCACCGAGCATTGCTTCTGTAAGTTCTGGTGTGATATTTCCCTTTTCTGTAAGAAGTCTAATTGCAACTTCTGTAGCAGTAGGAGCATCTTGATCTGAGAATCCATGAGCACGACGCCATGTATCGTATGAAACTGCACCACGATCTAAACCTGAATCAGCATCAGTTGCACGGTCATTACGAGTTGCAATTGCTGATGGGTCATACCAAATAACAATACGATTTACTGCTGTCTCATCAAATCCACTTGCAATAAGATATGGGCGCAAGTAGACAATGGTCAGAGCATCTGCAATAAGAAGCATCAATGGTTCGATGTGTGCCTTGTAAAGTGTTTCATCGATCTGCAATGCATTTGAATACTTAACATTTGCAAGTCCAGTTACAACATCTTTTGGAACATCTAGTCCTTGAAGGATGCGCTCTAGTACTCGATCAGAACGCTCAGCTAAAGCTGGATCAAATGAACGCTCGAACTTAAATTGCTTAATCTTGTCGCCAAGTTCTGCAGGACCACGGATGATAAGAGGAACAACTGCTGATGCGGACTCTTCGTCACGAATCGGAGTTGTCATCGCATCCATTAACTGCTCTTCGAACTCATCTTCTGCCTCTTCAGCAGTAAAGCCAGCACCGATGCCGTCTTCAGAATCGTATGGATAGTCTGGATCCGCTTGAGCAGCAACAGAAAGGCCATCAGGTAAATAAAGAGCGCCAGCATTAAGGCGAGATCTAGCAGTTGCACGGAATGTCCTATTCAGTAGTAGAAGTTCAGCGCAGAGATCTAGAAGACCACGAAGTGATGAATCTGCTTCGTCAGAAAAGCGTGGGTGTGAACGCCATACACGACCAACAAAGGCATTCTTAGAAAGTTTATTTACAAGTCCGCTACTGCCAGAATTACCTGAAGTCCCCTGCTCACGACGACCAATAACATTGAAACCGCCTCTAGGATCAGTTGTTACTTCATCAACAGAACGAATATCCCAAGACTCGGGAATACCAGATCCTGGGCGAGCTGGCATTTGTACCAAGTAGCATTCGCCAGCAACCGATAAGTTAAGTGCTGCATCTTTAAGTAGACCTGCCTGTCCTCCGTATGCGGAATTTAAACGATCAAGTGCTCGCTCCGCTGCTGTAGCAAGTCTTGAGTCAACCTTGTCTGATACACGAACTGAAATAGGTGTTTCTGTAGGATCATCTACAACTGCTGCATAGATACGAATTCTAGATACAACAGATGCAACTAAATTAAATGCATATTTGATTTCACCAATTGCATCATAATATTCCCAAGCTTCTTGTTGCCAAGCACTAGAAGCGGATGCACGACGAACTCTAAACTGCTCGTATTCGCCTTTATCGTTAATCTTAATTTGAGCTGCTGCTGCAGTAAGAGAACGAGGAGTTGAGTAGTTAGCAGCTTGTGCTTGTCCTGATAAAAAGATTGATGAAACTGAAGAAGAAGGTTTAGGAGCTGAAACAATTTGTGTTGAGCGAGAGAATGTTGATTTTGTTCTTCTAGCAGATGATTTTTTTGGTTGAGGAGACGGCTGTGTTGGCTCGTCATTAGTGAATATGCCCACTGTTACTCCTTGTCATCTATGCTGCGGAATACGAGACTCATTTGTCCTCATATGCGGTCAACAATCCTGCTATAGCTGAGACTGAGTAAATAGTCGCAACTATATATGTGATTTCAGGAATAATGATACTAGATAATACGAAACCTGACCCTACCCAAAAACCAAGGCACCACTCACATGTGAAGAGGTATCCAATAAAGGAAGACTCTGGCGGAAACTTCTTCCATAAAAATTCTCTTATTTTTGCAGTTATGATATCTCTGGTCAAGAGTCTAGTAGCTCTATATGTTGCTAGTCCTAAAAGGACTAGATGAAGAGGGGTTATATCAATCATTCTGTTGGATCCGATTCTGCCATCATAATTCCGCTGTTCCCGTATGGGTTCCATGTGCGTAGTCTTGATCCACAACCGCAGTTATGGTCTTTGGTAAAGGCAATGATCTTGCCTGTATCGGTTTTAATTCTGGTCATAGGTCCATCGGTCTGCCGAGTGGTGAACCCTTCTCTAAAGACCAGCTTAGGACCTTCAGGGCTATCTTGAGCAATAAGGATATTGTTTCCAAGTAGGACAACTCGGATACGATCTACTTTGCGGGTTCCAGATGGCGAAGGGCCGCTAGTAGAAAGCTCATCTAGCTTGACGCTATTGGGGGGAGCAATCCATGCGATTGCTGGGAAAACATCTGCAAGTGCTCGCATAGTTATACTCCTGTTTCAACGTACTCTGTAGGGATAAAGAATTGATCCCAGCCTAACGCTTTTTTGGCTAAAGACAAAGGGACTAGTAAGGGGTTATCTCTTGATGTGGAACCAATTAAATCATCAAACTCTGCCGAAGTCTTGGCGACTCTGGCTTTACTCCATGCATGGTGCTTTTTTAAAGACTCAATTGGAAATGCCATAGGAAAGCTAGACTGAGGACTTGTCATAGTTTCAAGACGTCGAGAGTGAGGACGCTTAGTAATTTTGGGATTGGTCCAAACAACTACAACAAGTTGATCCTCGCTGTAGCTGCCTGAAGCGGTCTTGTAGACCATGCTCACAGTTGTCTCGTCTCTAGTAGTTGCTTAGTCGTCGTGCCATTGCACGATATGTAACTCCAGCGGCTTCTGCAATTGCAGCAGTCGGAACTCCACGCTTTCGTAAATCAATGGCAATCTCTGTCAGCTCTCGGTTTGCTTTAGCGAGCGGGCTATCAGGTGATGTCTTTGCTCTATAACGCTTTGAAAGAGCTGATAGCTCTCGTAGGCGAGGACGAATATCTGCAGGGACGCCGGGAGAAATGGATCTTAGGCGAGGTGCATTCTTCGTAGGTACAGAGGTGGTAAGTGATTTTGGCGGTGGGAGAGGGACATCTCTAAACTGCTTCATATTCTCTGCCCTTTTAACCCAGAAGTGAATAGTTGTCTTAGGACGCTCTGGTTTAACAGATTTTCCTATAATAGATAGCGACCAACCAGCTTGCCACAAGGCACGGAGACGAGACTCCATCTCATCCCGCATTAGCGAGGAGATGTATCTGACTTCGTCTTCCGGGAGTTTGATTGGCTTCTTCACTATTCTATTTTACAGTATTTTAGAAAGCCGTACAGAAAAATTAGACCTGATGTACCTGCACTTTGATGCCTGGGCTGATTCTTGTACGATACCTACAAATATATGAACCTTTCCTTAAATTGCTTTTGGCCTGTGAGAAGGCAACTCTTGTTTCCGGGCCTTTTCCAAATCGTTTCCTAAACTTTTTTACCTCTTTTCTTTTTTCTTTTTCTTTGAAAATCTGAAGGGCAAGTCATCAAAATAATTTATTTTTTTCTCAAGTTAGATAACAAAAATTATTTTTTAAGGCTCATCACTTTTCAAAAATACTTATACAAAAAGGGTCATCAAGAGAAGCAACTCTCAAGGTCTTTTCAAGACTTTTAAGTCTCAAGATCAAAGAAAGAACTTTCTCATCTAAGAGTTATCACTTCCGGGCTACTGGCCAGGTCCTCAGCCTGGAAAATATAATTCAAACTAAAACACCAACTCTCAAGGGGGGTGGATAAAACTCTGACTAGTCATCTGACTAGATAGATTGCAAAGTGCAGGGAGATAGGATACATTTATCTCATTGAGGCAGGGAGCCTTGATAACTGAAAAAAGGAGAAACAAAGAATGTCAGCATATGGAACAGCAGTCACAATCAAGGGAACTACTTACTATTACATCATTGACACAAAGGCGCAGGTTCGTGAACTTCTACTAGGTTGCACTGCACCAGTGGAGAAGGTAGTAGTCCAAGAAGAGACTCGTGGACTACCGCATAGAGAACTATCCGCTCAGGAAATCCTAGACATAGTTCTAAACCACCCCGTAGCAAAGGAAGAAGAGGCAGAACTAGACACCCGCACCTTTTCAACTACAGCAGCCTAAAGAACTAAAGGAAAGCCCCTCGATCATTCGGGGGGCTTTTCCCTTTCCCGACACGCCGTAAAAGCTTTTTGTTTTATAGTTTGACAAATGTCAGGAAGGTCGTGTATCTTTATCTTAACGGTTCAGGGAGAACCGCAAAACAAAAGGGAGAAACAAAATGACAACACTAGCAATGACCGCAACACTAGCGATTAACCCAATTCAACTATCTCTAATCGAGACAGCACTAGAGATTGAAATCAAGACCTATCACACAAGCAAAATGAAACTCACTAAAGAACCTGCTCTCCGCACTTTTGCTCGTCTTATCGGTGACCCTCTACACCTTCCAAAGTTCAGAGGACTACAAGGACGCAAAGACGCACTTGCAATCGTTAAAGACTTCCTCGCACAACTTGAGGACGGCAGGGCTACCGTAGTGAAGTAGCCAACTCCCCAAAGAACCCCTCGAGAAATCGGGGGGTTTTTTGTTGGGCGTGTCCTTGCAAATGTCAGGAAGATAGGTTATAGTTCTTTCATAAGCACAGGGAGTGTTTATAAAGAACTAGGGAGAACTAAAATGATAAGCGATTTCTTCGGTAACACAATGGATA